ATAATGTTAGACAGTTTAAAAATGATAATGCCGTTAGACTCTTTGACAGTCATTTTTTACAGGTCGATAAAAAACAAATAGATTACATTGATATGTTTTTCTATGACGCCGAACACTCACATGAGATGACAAGTGCCGCAGTTAGGTATTTCTCAGATAAATTTAGAGATGAATCCATATTGATTTTTGATGATGCAAACTTTGACGGAGTAGTTTCTGGAGCAAAAGAAGGTATCAAAGAAGCAGGGTTAGAAGTAATTTATGAGAAGCTAATTCTAAATGAAATGGAAGATCCAGACCAATGGTGGAATGGACTGTATATTGTAATTATTAGGAAATAAAATGTTTTTATTGAAAGGTTTAGAATATTTGTGGATGCTGGTATTCATTATGATTACCGCAGGTATTGCAAAAGAACAAAATCTTTTTGCTAGTGCGTTTGCATATATTCAAGATACTGTTAAAAGCAATCGTATAATGGTTGCATTGGTTTCAGCAATTGGTGGAATTTTACCAATCGAGGGTCGGGTTACAGTCAGTGCTGGTGTATTAGACACGATGTGTTCAAATCATTCACACAATCACGGTAGAGAAAAAATGGGTATCGTGGACTACCTTGGCAATCACCATTATTATCTTTGGAGTCCATTAGAAAAGACGGTCATTTTACCAATTGCCGCATTTGGTTTAACTTATGCCGCATGGATGTCAATGGTTTGGCCACTTCTCGCAGTATCACTTGCATTCATTGCAGGTTATATTTTCTTCACAGTTAAAGAAGAAGATATACATATCGACCGTACAGGTGACTTTAAAATTTCAGCAGTGCTTCGGAACGTTTTACCTTTCTTTACCGCAATAGGTGTCTACATTTATATGGGTGGAAAAGACAATGTTTTTGAAATCTTTGGATTGCTTGCATTATATTATTGTTTGATTACCCAAACCTGGGATTACAAAAAGATTTTTAACTATATTAACTGGCAGGTTGTTCTTACTGTTGCAGTTGCTATTATTCTAGGCAACTATTTCAAATCACAAGAAGCTATGTTCAAAGCATGGTTGACAGGTTCGGTTATTGATCCAACAACTCTTGTAGGCATGGCAACCATTAGTGCAATCGGTTTTATTGCCAGTTTTCTGATGGGTAGTAGCGGAAAATACATAGCATTTGCTGTATTAACCGCACAGGTTTTTGGAGTAGAATATTTCTTATGGTTCTTTGCTGTTGATTATGTTGGATATCTAATAAGTCCAACACACAAATGTGTTGCCGTTGGAAATAGATACTTTGGAACTCCATTGGCTACATACTATAAAGCATTAGGAACTTGGGGTGTATCAATGCTTTTAGTTGCTGGTCTGTTTACTTTCATATAAATACACAATGACGGAAAAATAATGTCAATTAACTATAATTATTCAATAAACACAGTAAAGAAAATTAATGAAAATGGATTTGAAAATGCTGTTGTTCAAGTCTATTGGTCATTAGTAGGTACAAATGAATCTGGTCAAACCAGTAGAGTGCATGGAACCTCTACTTTTTCTACCAATGAATTAAATTCAAATGAAGATTTTATACCATTCGACCAAGTGTCTGATGAAACTATTGTTTCTTGGATACAAAATTCCGTCTCGGAAGAACAAGATACACACATGAAAAATCTAATACAACAAGAAATCGGTGTATAATCATTCACCATAACCTGCCCACATTTTAGGAGAAAATAATGGCAATTACTTACACATGGAAAATTACCGGTCTAAAGACCAAAGACGTATCAGACGACAAACCAGCGGCTGTTGTACAAACATACTGGCAAAAGATTGGTACAGATGAGAACGGAAACGAAGGAACATTCTCTGGTGCAACACCGTTTACGGTTGACCCAACAGATGAGTCTGGTCCATTCATTCCCTTTGAAGATTTGACGGAAGAAGATGTACTAGACTGGATCAAAACAGTCGTTGTCGGTGGCTATGCAGATCATGTTAACGGGCAGATTGCAAAACAGATTGAAGACAAGATCAGTCCAGTGGTGGAGAATCGTTTACCATGGGCGCCAGTTACGGCAAACACTCCAGCCCCTGGCATGAGTGCTAATACAGCTGGATAAATATACAGTTACACAACATTTTATTAGGAAAAATTATGAACGAACAAAAAGTAACCCTTGAATTGACTATTTCCCAACTCAACACAATCCTTGGTGGTCTAGCAAAGCTACCAATTGAAGTGGGTATTGATGCATTTCAAGCAGTGCAACAACAAGCACAAGCACAATTGGGTCAACCAAGTTCAAACACACCACCAGGTCCATTGTCCAGCAAAGTAATTAACTGATTTATATAAGGTAATTGGGCAATAAATACCTTACAATAAGGAGAAATATTAATGCCTTCGGTTACCAATAGACAATCATTTAAAGAATACTGCCTTCGTAGACTCGGTTTTCCAACCATCGAAATCAACCTTGATGACGATCAAATAGAAGACCGAATCGATGATGCGTTCCAGTACTGGCAAGACTACCATTTTGATGCACTTCAAAAGGTATACTACATCAAGCAATTAGACGCAACAGATATCTCCAATCGGTATATCAATATGTCACCGAGTGTGACAAGAGATGCTGGTAATAATGCTGTAACGATTGTTGGTGTCACCCGTGTCTTTCCGATTTCAGACTCGATTAACACAAACAATATGTTTGACCTACGTTATCAACTCCGTCTGAATGAATTGTATGACTTTACTTCTGCATCTTATGTTAACTATACGTTGACGATGCAACACCTACGTTCACTAGAGATAATGTTCACTGGTGAAGTTCCAATTCGCTATCAACGACACATGAACAAACTCTTTTGTGATTGGGGTTGGGGTTCAGCCGTCAAAGCAGGTGATGTGGTGATTGCCGAATCATATGCAATGATTGACTCTGCTCAGTATGCATCAGTCTGGAATGACCGTTGGCTCAAAGAATATGCCACAGCACTCATTAAGAAAAATTGGGGTACCAATCTTAAAAAGTTTGCTGGTGTCCAACTCCCTGGTGGTGTTGTTCTAAATGGTCAAGTAATTTTTGATGAAGCAACGGAAGAAATTAAAGCGTTGGAAGAAGAAATGTCCAGCAAGTACGAATTACCAGTTGACTTCTATCTGAACTAATGGCAACAAATCTTTATTTCAATAACTTTGGTAGTAGTCCAGAGCAAAGGCTCATGGAAGACTTGATGATTGAAACCATTAAAATTAATGGTGTCGATTGCTATTACATTCCAAACATCAATGAGGCTGCCAGAGATTTGATCTATGGTGAAGACCCACTCAAGAAGTTTACTGCCGCATATCCACTAGAACTCTATATCACTAATGTAGATGGCTATGAAGGTGAAAGAGAGTTCTTCTCTAAATTTGGTTTAGAAATTCGCAACAACATGTCTGTGATTGTTTCTAAACGTTCTTTCTCACGTTGGGTTCCACAAGATAGATACGTCAGACCAAACGAAGGTGATCTCATTTACATTCCATTTCTCTCACAAAGAGGTGAGATATATGAAATCAAATATGTAAATTACACAGACGCATTTTATGTTATGGGTAACAAGTATCCATATTTCTACAAACTAGAACTTGAGAAATTCAAATACTCACAAGAAACAATTGATGTTGGTATTCCAAACATCGATGAGATTGTTTACGAGAACGCATACAACATCACACTCACAATGAATACTGCTACTGGCAATGGTAACTTTATTCGTGGTGAATCTGTACACAACACATCAAACTCTGCTTATGGTACAGTCACAAGTTGGGATAGACCAACTGGTATATTGAAAGTTACAGATTTGTATGGTGACTTTGCAAACAATACACTCGTTCGTGGTAACACAAGTAATGCATCTTACACAACTTCTCAGACACCTGATGAGTTAATTGATCCGCAAGAACGTGAAATCTATGACAACAAAGTCATTCAAACAGAAGCGGATGAAATTATTGATTTCTCAGAATCAAATCCTTTTGGTAGCATAACATGACAGCAACAAATTATTCTTACCATCGCACGATTAGAAAGATGGTTGTTGCGTTCGGCAACATCTTTAATGAAATTAATTTGGTGCGTTATGATTCAAACGGCTACGAAAAGGAACATTTTCTTGTTCCAATCGTGTATGGTGGAAAAGAGAAGTATGTTTCTCGTATAGAAGGTGATCCAAACCTCGACAAGAAAACACAGATAACATTACCAATCATGTCTTTCGTAATGGAAAACATGAAGTATGATGCAGCCAGAAAATTAAATACGAACTTTAAGACAACTGTTCCATCCAGTACAACCGCATTATCGGTTTACAATCCAGTCCCATTTGATTTTGAATTTACTCTGTATGCATATGTTCGCAACATTGAAGATGGCGCACAACTTATGGAGAAGATTCTTCCATACTTTACACCAGATTATACGATCTCTGTGAATCTGATACCAGAACTTGGACTTGTTAAACAACTACCAATCATTCTTAATGACGTTTCAAATGAAGTTGATTATGAAGGCGACTACAATACAAACATCCGTTCTATCATTTGGACTCTTAACTTTACTGTAAAAGGTTATTTGTATGGACCTGTTTCACAACCAAAAATTATTAGAAGTTCAATTACAAACATTATTAATGAACCTTCATTACATGAGCATAATGTTACTGGTACTATGGCAACAGGTGGGTTAGGCAACTACCAATTTGGTGAAGATGTGTATCAAGGTTACTCTTATGATACAGCAACAGCAACAGCTAAGGTTGTATCTTGGAACTCTACCTCAAAATTATTAGAACTCACTGATGTATTTGGACATTTA